TGGGGTCAAACTGATGCACAGTGCGCCATAAATTTTTGGCGGCGGGTGCCGAAGGCACTGTGTACAACTGTGTGTGAGGCCAGGCACGTGTTTGCAGTTGAGCCAGCACAGCAGCACTGTACACATGTATGCTGTCAGGATCTGCTGACAGCAATTTTTTAATGTTGAGATGATTCAGTGTGCTGCGATAGGTCTGAATCTCAGTGATTTGTGCATCCACAGCAAAGTCTCGGGCATAGTGGTCACCACGCAACCACGTGGTGGGCTGATGGATTTCAATCTCTTCTGCTCGGAGATGGCACAGAATCGTTTCAAAGCCACACCCACGCAGTCGCTCCGCGGTGTGGCGTCCCACACACAGTATGGGTTGAGTGAGCAATTCTGTGAGTGCGTGCTGATAATGTTGTAGGGCCGCGATGTGTGTGATCAGCACAGGCTGAGCCTGAGCAGGTTCATGTGCCACTGGTTGAGTGGAGATACAAGGCAACCAAATGGCCTTGTCCGGTATGGTGTGGTTCACGTTTGACTGTGTATACACTCTCATCGTAAGATTATTTACGCCAACCTTGACAGTATTAAAATATATTATTTGGTTCTAGATGGTTTGCTGGGCTATTAAAAGAATGGCAATCCTGTTTTTTTGGCAGTTTCTAGGTTTTCTTTGATGATTTTGCCTATGATCTCACGATCTTCAGAAGTGCTCATGAATGCTTCTTCCACTGTCATGCTGCCACGCATGTACCAGCACATTTTGTACAGATCCATTTTGAAATTTTTGGATTCTCCCTCCATGTCCTTGACTTCTTTTAAAATATCCGGCAGAGAGCGGGGTAAGATTTTTATGCGAAAAAATTTGACTGATCAAATGTCACTGGCACATCAAATGTTTTGGGAGCTCCAGCTTTGACATCTTCTTCAGTGCTGGTTACTTGTATGGGTTTGATGCTGAATGATTCACGCTGTTTGGTCACATGATCCATGATGCCTGTGTAGAAATTTTTGTCTGCATTGGCAATGAATTCTCGGATGTGTGCAGGGTCAGACACTGTCTGTCCATCCACTTCTATGCTGACCACACTGTTGGTCACCATGCTGATGGTGATGTCTGTGAGTTTTTTAAAGCTCTGATGGAACATGCTCAGCTTGGTCTGATCATCAATTTTTTCATCATTCACCACATTGTAAATTCGTTGTTCTTCAAATGTTTTCACAGCACCGTCTGTGAATTCTTTGTAATTGATAGGACGCACATTCACTTTCATTGAACCGATCATCACTGAATCTACAAATTGACCCAGCATCATATCATCCAATGCTTGACGCAGATCCATGCTGTAGTCTCTTTTGATAGTGGTGTTGGGCACAGTGATGCTCACATCCATGTTTTCACCATAGGTAGCAATACGGATGGCAATCAGCACAGCATCCAAGTCTATGCTGGGCATGGCCCAAGCATTTTTGATACTGGGCACACAGCTTTGTATCACATCCACAGTGGCCTGACCATTCATCAGTGCATCTGGAGTTTTAAAAGTCAATTCGTCTTTGGCAGTCATGGCATACACAGCCAATTCTCCTGTGGCTGGCATGTCCAATGCGCCTGAGGGATAATACTTGCCTCGGCTGGGCAATCTCACATAGTTTTTGGGCTGTCTAAAGTACTTTTGTAAAGGATTAGCACCCTGCGTCTTTGTGTTTTCTGGCATTTTTACCTCCGTATAAATACTGTATGAATTTCGCACACACTTTATTATGTGTGTATATTTATAGTCAGAATTAACTGGGTATTTAATTAATGGCAGAAGTACGCATAGAAGGCGGTGGTGAACTGGATGGTGCTATACTGAAAGGTGCAGCCACGGAAGCCACACTGCAATCACTGATCAAAGTATTAGGTGCCAAAACCGGTCCTGAAGCAGAAAAACTTGCCAAAAAAAGTCTATCAGAACTCACAGCTGAAGTCAAAGGCAATAAAAAATCTTTTGAAGAATACCAGAAAAAAACACAGCAAGCCAAAGCAGCCATTTGGGATTTTGGTTCTGCAATCATTTCCGGTTCAGGAAAAATTTCTGATTTAACTTCCAGTCTCACAGGATTCATGGCCACATTCGGTCCAGGCTGGGCCATGTTGGCCGACGGGTTACAGGCACTGATTCGTTTGACAGATGATCAAGTCAAAGTGTTTCGTCAACTCAGCATGGTGGGTGCTGATTTCGGCAGCAGTATTTTTGATTCCAGAATAGCAGCAGCACAAGCAGGATTGAGCTTGGAAGAATTCAGTGGACAAATTCAACAAAATGCAGGCACGTTGGCATTGTTGGGTGGAAGTACCAATGCTGGAGTAAGAAGATTCAAAAACATGACTCAAGAGATTCAACGAAATCTCCAACCCACATTCAGTAGACTGGGATTGACCATGAGTGAAACCACAGACTTGATGACTGACTATCTTGAAGTTCAAACAGGGTTAGGCAGAGCTCAACAGATGACAGATCAAGAGCTGATTGATGGAACCGAAAATTATATCAAAGAATTAGACCTATTGTCTAGAACCACAGGCATGAGTCGTAAAGAAGCATCAGAAGCACTCAAAGCACAATCCAAAGACAGAGTGCTGAGAAGTTTGATGATGAGTATGGATCAAGGGCTGCAGACTCAAATGCAAGGCATGCTGGCCACATTGAATAAAACCAGTCCACAAATTGCTGATGCTGTGAAAGAATTAATAGTCACAGGTGGAACACCTATCAGCGACACTGCCAAAGGGTTAATGTTGGTTGCTCCAGAATTGGGAAGCATGGCCAGAGGTTTAAAAGACGGCACAGTCACTCAACAAGAATACATGATGGCAGTGCAGAATGCTGCTGTTAGAGCCAAAGAACAAAATAAAATTATGGGAGGTACCAATGCCTTATTGGGACGAATGGGCAATGGAATGTTCTTGGTAGGTGGAGATTTAGCACAATTCAGTGAAGTTGCTTCCAAAAGAACCGAAGCAGAACAAGAACAAATTAAAGCTCAACAAGAAGCAAATAAAACAGTTGCAGATTTTGGAAGTCAAATGACCAAACTTATGAGCGGCTTGATACTTGCGTTTTCTCCAATGTTTACAGTCTTAGGATATGTGACAAGCAAACTTGCAGAGTTGGTTGGTTTTTTAGCTGATGGTATTAATTCTTTGGGAGGATTTGGAAAAGCAATACTTGGTTTAACTATGACTGTACTTGCTGCAATTGCTGCTTACAAAACAGCCAAAGTGGCAGGATCTGCAATAGGTGGTGTAAAAAATTTTATCTCAGGTGGTGGCTCAAAAAACACAGGTGGTGGCAGTCAAGTGTTGGAAGGTATCAGTAAGTCTGGTGGTGGATTGGGTGCTGGTCTGAAAGGATTTGCCTCAGGATTGACAGCATTTGCCAATCCCACTGTGCTGTTGGGTGCTGCAGGATTGGCAGCAGCAATCACATTGATTGGAGCAGGTTTGGCAGCAGCCACATGGCTCATGGGTGGTGCTCTGGAAAAATTTGGTGAAGGATTAGGCAAAATAGGAGCCATTGACGGAAAAAATTTAAATGATGTGGCCATGGGCACTTTGAAATTGAGTGGTGCTATGGCTACTTTTGGTGTGAGTGGTGTGGCTTCTGGATTTGCTTCGTTATTTGGTGGTGGACCGGAATCATTTGCCAAAAACATCAATGCCACACTAGATTCGCTTGACAAAGGCAAGATAGACAGTTATACTGTAGCATTGAACAACTTGAGCAATTCTTTTGCAGGATTAAACAGTAATATGAGTCAGACTATGACTGCTTCAAATAAAACATCTGGTGACAAGCTGGATCAGTTAAATATGACTATGCAAGCAATGTTGACTGAACTTCAAACAGGCAAGAGATATCAAAAACGAACTGCTGAAAACACAGAAGAGATAGGTACATAATGAGCTGGAAAAGATATTTTAATCAAGTGAGTGACAATGAAATTTACACTAGAACAGGTCGTCTAGCAGGCCCAGCCAGAACCAATTACAGTTCTTATCTGCCAGATGTGTATTCAGGATCACCCAACAGAATAGAACGTTACAGTCAATACAATGTGATGGATTTAGATTCTGAAGTGAATGCAGCATTGGATATCTTGGCAGAATTTTGTTCACAGTTGAACAAACAAAACGACACAAATTTTAAATTAGAATTCAAACAAAAAGCTACCAACTCAGAAATGACCATCCTAAGACAGTATCTGCAACAATGGTGCAAACTGAACAATTTCAACAAAAGAATATTTAGAGTATTTAGAAATACATTCAAATACGGTGACAGTTTCTTCATACGTGATCCAGAAACCAAACGTTGGTTCCACGTGGATCCTGCCAAAGTGACCAAGATCATTGTGAATGAATCTGAAGGCAAAAAGCCAGAACAGTATGTGATCCGAGATGTTAATTTCAATTTTAAAGACTTGGTTGCTACCACTCCATTGCAAACCAACAACAATGTCACAGCGGGCGGATCAGGCTATCTATCAGGTGGTGTGCGTGGTATGGTAGGCATGTCTCCAGAGCAATCAGGATCAAGATTTACCACTGGCATGAAAGAAATTGCTGTGAATGCTGAGCATGTGATTCATTTGAGTCTGAGTGAAGGATTGGACAATAATTTCCCATTTGGAAATTCATTGTTGGAGTCCATATTTAAAGTGTACAAACAAAAAGAATTACTGGAAGATGCAATTATCATTTACCGAGTACAAAGAGCTCCAGAGAGACGTGTGTTTTATGTGGATGTGGGCAATATGCCCAGTCACTTGGCCATGCAGTTTGTGGAAAGAGTTAAAACAGAAATTCATCAGCGACGTATTCCATCCAGCACAGGCGGCGGAACCAGTGTGATAGATTCCACATACAATCCATTATCCATCAACGAAGACTTTTTCTTCCCACAGACAGCAGAAGGCCGTGGATCAAAAGTTGAAACCCTACCAGGCGGTACAAACCTTGGCGAAATTGATGATTTAAAATACTTTACCAATAAACTATTGCGTGGATTGCGTATTCCCAGCTCGTATTTGCCCACAGGTCCAGATGATAGCAATGCACAGTACACAGACGGTAGAGTGGGCACTGCATACATTCAAGAATTGAGATTCAACAACTATTGTGAAAGATTACAAAACTTGGTGGCAGATGAATTCAACAATGAGTTTAAAAAATATCTTTTGGAAAAAGGAGTTAATATTGATGTGAGCATGTTTGATATCAAATTCCAAACTCCACAAAACTTTGCTTCTTACAGACAGGCAGAATTAGACAACAACAGAATACAAACGTTTACACAAGTGGCAGCACTGCCTTACATCAGCAACAGATACGCACTGATGAGATTTTTAGGATTAAGTGCAGATGAATTAGCAGAAAATGAAAGATTATGGAGAGAAGAAAACGATCCAAAATTCAAAGTTAAACCCACAAATTCCTCAGCTGAAATGAGAAGTGCCGGCATAACATCTGCCAACATACAGCAAGATTTGGCTCAGCAAAATACAGAAGCACCAGGCATAGCACCAGGTGACGAAGGCGGAGCAGCAGCCACCACAACTGGCACAGAAGCACCAGCTGCCCCAGGTTCTGCCCCAGGCTCGACTTCCACTGCCTAAGCATAAATAATTTCATGTTGCTTAGAGAGATCTTTTATTTTGACAAAAATGATATGAATACAGCAGATCATGAAATGTATGATCCCAAGTATGATCAATCTATTGTGGGCATGGATGACACACGCAAAACCAAACTCACTCTGAGACAGATCAATAGAGCCAGAAAAGCCAGCGAGTTTCACAGCAACGAACAGCAAAAAGAGTTGGAATTTGTGAGACAGATGTACAGCACAGCCAGCACGCAACCAACGGCATAATCACATGACCATAGCATTTGTACTGGGCAACGGTACCAGTCGTAAACCTATCCAATTGGATCCTTTAAAACAGCACGGTAAAATCTATGGTTGTAATGCACTGTATCGTTCGTTTGACCCAGACTATTTGGTGGCAGTGGATGCCAAGATGATCAATGAAATTTGTGAAATGAAGTATCAAATGACACATCAAGTGTGGACCAATCCCAATAAAAACCTGGAAAAATATCCTGGTTTACACTTTTTTAAACCCAGTCAGGGCTGGAGCAGCGGTCCCACAGCACTGTGGTTGGCCACTTCTCATGAGCATGATATGATATATCTGTTGGGTTTTGACTATGTGGGCACCAATGAGCAAAAGTTCAACAACATGTATGCCAGCACTAGAAACTACCGTAGGGATATAGATCCACCCACCTATCATGGCAATTGGCTGCGTCAAACCTGCACAGTGATCCAAAAAAACCCCAAAAAACAGTATATTCGCGTGGTTGCTGATCAAGGATTGGTGTTTCCTGGGGAAGATTTTAAGAAATTTAAGAATTACACAGAGATCACAGTGACTGAATTCAAAAATCAATACAGTGGACCAAAAACCTTATAAAATCACTCAAAATCGACCTATATCTACCCACTTTTTAAAAATTTTGTTAAATAAAGACGACAGCCTTATCATAACTTAACAGGAGAAAACCCAATGTCAGACAACATCAATAAATTCGAGCAAATGCTTGAAAAACTTACCAACGATGATAGAACTGGTGCTGAAGAACTGTTTCACGAAATAGTTGTTGAGAAATCACGTTCAATCTACGAAAATTTATTAGAATCAGATTTAGCTGAAATCGCAGTGGAAGAAACTGCTGTGGAAGAAGCTAAAAAAGATAAAGAAGAAATAAAAAAAGCAGACAAAGAAGATTCTAAAGAAGAAATGAAAAAAGAATCTACTGAAGAAGTTGCTGCTGAAACAATTGCTCCAGTTGCA